GCCTCGTGGTTATTGCCACCATAACTAAGCGTTATCGTGCAAGTGTATTCTTTTGGTTCTATAATCATATATTCTCCTTTACCTTGTGCCGTTATAATCTAACTGAGTTGGAGTATCAATCATATCGATAACTACCACTTCGGCTGTGTTAGTCCAATTACCTTCAGGAATTGACTCGACAATGTTATTGCCCTTATCCCACTTATGGTCTTTGTAAATATGTGAGCCTTGCTTACCGCAGACATACCCAAGATCATCTTGCCCAACAATCTGTATGGATATTTTCTCAGGATCAATGCGCCTTATTTCGCTAACAGCATTTACAGATTTCCATTGTTCTGTATAGTTATAGCCTGTGCTTATCCGATAGTTTATGACAATCTCGCTAGATTGTGGATACTTATGTAAGGCTGTGATTAGTTCTGATACTTTCATAAAACTCCTTTGCCCTGATGGGCGTTAGTGTTTGCGACTTTGAAATAGGTAGTCGCATAGACCTAGTAATTATTATTGATTATCAAATTAAACATTAAAAGTAAAACAATAGAGGCGGTCGGGCTAAGTGCGAAAACCAATACGCATAACGCAAGACAACAAATCCATTTAATTTTCTTGGTATCATTACGATAATAGGGGATATGCATTACGCACCTTCCACATACTCGTTAAGACCTATGCTCTTGTATTCGGCAAGGAAGTTATTGGCTTTATCCATAGACTTAGTTAATGCAACAAGTCTAGTATCACAATACCTAAGCGTATTACCTGCGAAGTTAATCTTGGCGATATTAAGTTCGTCCTCGAACGGCGTGAATACATAGGGCGGAAAGAACTCGTTCTCGGAAGTTGCCTCAATCGTGCCATCTTTATACTCAAGGTTATAGATAAAGGTATAGTCCTTAGCAATGTTTCTGCCTAGGCGATAGAGGTGAATGGGCTGAGGGTATTCCGTCCTCATATCGGCAGAAGGATATTTATCCCTGAACCTACCTGTTGATACTTGGATATTGAGTTGATACATACACTCTAGTTTCTTGTAGAGGTTATGTAACCATAGGGGTGATATGAACTTGATACGATACCGATCACCCTTGGGGTTGTACTCAAACTCTAGGATAGAGTCGGGACTTAAGAAGTAATCTCCGTGTTCCTCATAGATTTTCTTAATGTCCCCTCTCGCCTCATACACATATCCTAGTGCCGTATTGTACAGCCTTTGGGCATATGAGTTCGTATCATAGACTCTTGGTAAATATGGGAACAAGGCACACAATACATCAAGCATAGTCATCTTGTCCTCGTCTAAGCCTCTCAAGATTTTGGCTCTATCGGACAGGCTATCAACGAAGAAGTCTGTTGGTGCATACACCCCCATTGTTTCCATTAGTTCACGCATAGGTACATAGTCGGGGTCGTCAAATCCTTGCGAAAGATTATCTCTGCATAGAGCCTTATAGCGGTCGTTGAGATTTCTATCGAAGGTATCCCTACTCCAAGCGGTTTGCCCTTCGTGAAACTGAGGGCTATAGGTAAAAGAGATTTCACATATATTGAAATCGCTTGGATAGTTTATGTCAAAGAGACACAAGTAATTTTCTTTACCATACTTCTTAATCCAATCGTTAATAATTTTCATTGTTTCTCCTGATGTGATATGGGTTGAGGTTGATCATACTTGAGCCTTCATTGCCTCTGCGTGAGAGCCGTACCAACCATAGGCACAATCATCACACATTAAATTATTTTCATCTTGATAAAAGCCTAGTTGAGTATGGTGAATCATCTCATCACACTCCTCACACCGATCGTAGAGGTCAGGGTTTTCCATATAACCTTCGTATCCGTCTGCTTGGGTAGTGATGGGTAGCGTACTAACAGGTCTCTGCTGAGTAGCCCAGCCACTATTCGTTACAGGGGTATGAGTTGAATAGGCAGTCGTTCCAAGGGTGCTGTACCCATAGTTATCGTAGCCGTAATCTTTCCAAGACCTGATGGGGGTGATTGAAGCACCTAACTTAGCAGGTGTTATATCGCCTGTGATGACATTGGTAAACTCATCTTGTTTCATTGAACCAATGGTCTTGGGTGTTAAACCCACACGACATAAGGCTTTCTCTAGGTGTTCACGATCACTAGAGATCGCCGTACCCCAAGAGCCTTGAGCAAACGAGAGTTCCTGATTACCCCGATAGGCATAGAGTTCGTTGCCCTTAGACACGATGAGACCGCACGATCCTGAAACTTTGCTGAGTCCATCAACAATGCCGTGATCTACAATGGACTTAACGATACGACCTGAATCCACAGCGTGATCCTTGTCGCTATAACCTTCCACATCAACGACCCCATTATGGGCAAGGGTGTACTCGCCATAAGTAAAGGGGTGTTGGTTTTCCTCGGTTACCTTTCCGTGAGTAGCCCAACGGCTATGACCTGCAATCCAATTGTCCTGATTAGGCGACCAATTCCCAATGAACATACGGACAGGCTTACGATTATTGCGATCCCAAAACTCACCGACTCGGCGTAGCGTATTCTTTCTATGCCATATGCCGAAGGACTGACCGCCACGAGTATCGTTAAACTCAGCGAGTAGATACGCTAGTTGTCGTAATTGATTAGCACACTTGTTGTGCTTAGGAATAATTGCCCAGATACCACACATAATAGTTCTCCTTATAGGGTTGGTTGGTTAAAGTTGAAAGGTTGATGAGGCAGAGTTCAAATGACTACGAGTATACAGGAATTGAAGGTGCGTACGAGCCTCAGTTGATAAGCCAATCATATCGCCTAACTTGTCCACCACATTGATCGGGTAAACCTCATCAGCGTGATTGATCGCACTCGATAGGCGCAACATCTTGAACACATCAGGCATAGCGGTTTCCGTAATGCCTTGTGCATAAGCGTCTTGATACTTGACCATATTGAGAGCCATAAACTCAACGAGTTTCTGACTGAGTTCGATACGAGCCAACGCATAGTTTACGCTTGTCGTTGAAGGATACAAGCGGAACTCCATTGTCTTAAGGTTACGCAAAGCGATAGCAGGATAGGTGTAGTCCGTCGTTTTCTTAAGCACCGCACTCTTGCTACCCTTATCCCTAAAGCCAAAGGGTGAACGGCAATAGTTATTAACGCTACGGCTCTTGTTGATAAAGCACCTAGTGATATTCACAAAGGCGTTGCCCATCATAATCATTGTTTCCTCGGGTACATCAGCGTGATTGATTAACTTAACATCATCACTCGCCGTTTTCTCATAAGGACAATCGCTACCCCGAGACTCCAATGAACCTGCTATAATGTGGCGTTCAACAAGATCATTAGCCGAGCCGTCAGTCCAAGTTTTATTCTGATGACCCCCGATCAATTCGTAGATATCTGCACAACCGATATGGATATGCATACCTGCACTCTTGTCCTGAGTTTCTACGCCCCAATCATTACACAATTTATAAAACTCAAGCACTTGATTTTGAATGTAATGACCCCCTATTGGGTTGGTTACGAACTCAAGTGCGTCATCACCTAGTGATCCATCTTCGTGTACGCCCCACTTGGGGAACTTAGAGGCGAACTTTGAATGGAAGTCATAATTCCTAGCCCCTGAGCCTGTTTCAAACTCAATGCCTATGGTTCGCTGACCGAACTGCAAGGTCGTATCGCCTACACTATGATCGCTTGACGCATTACAAGTGAAGTCCCTGTTTCGTGATGAGCAACTATGACGCTCGTGATTAACATAGTCCCCACAATCATCACACTCACCATAATTATCTTCGTGGCAATAATAACATATGACGGCATCACCGCACTCATCTTGTAATGAATGTCTTTGCAATCGGTACTCACTCAACCTAGTGTCTTGATTCGTTCTAATTGATACTATTCGACAAGTGTATGATTCATTGCAATCATTACAGACCTCGGTGAAAAGTTCTTCATTCACATCATAGGCATAGTATCGAATACCATCTTCTGCCGTAGGGAGTTTAACAATAGGCTTTGACACATCAATCATAGGCAAGTCGCTTACCAGCATAGGTAATCCGTCAATTACAATCGTTGCCGTACAATGCAGAAAGGTTCGGTGTTCGAAACGATTGCCATAGATCATTTCATTTTCTGCCTTCTCAACAATCTCGGTTAAGGCGTCTCGCAGATTTTCGGGTGCGACATTTTCCGTAGTCCCTGCGTATCTTAAGGCGGAACTCTTAAAGAAGTAATCATCTACGAGCATTGCTAGGGTACTAGCGTCTATCTGATCAACGCCTGTGATGTAGGGCGTCTCACGCAGATCGTGTAAGACCATATCCTCGGCGATCAGATGACCCAAGCCTCGATAGGGAAGGTCTGCCTTAGGTGACCAACGAGTGATCTGCTCGTCGGTTACACCACTCGGTATAAGAGAGGTGCGTTGGAAGATTGTTGATGTGTTTGGCATTGGTATGCCTCCTGATTAGCCCTTGATAGGGCGAGTATGGTAGCCGTTCAATGGGTGGCTACCTTGACCCTATAAAACTCTGTAAAACGCTTATAAATTGTTTATCCAAGATGACCTGACATAAGGTGAGTAGGTCGGCTCAGTCTCGTACATAAACCGAACAGGTCGGTTGTACGCTAGAAGTTCCACGACCTCATTGTGCCTATCCCAAGCGTCATACAGATCATCTGCATAGGAATAGGTTGGCACATCTTGATCGTCAAACCTAACGCTTGTCATATAACCCTTGCTCATCTTGGTCGTGCTGATAGATAGCACACGAGTATCGTCAAGGTGTACATTGGTGTTGGCTAATTGGTCAATCCAATTATGATTAAGGTTTCCCATATAAAGCAATCCTCTCTCTCTCTCTAATTCCCTCTATAATTGCATTAAGTTCATCAGGACTAAGTTCGTCTCGTTTCTCATACTCAAGGTGAGGGGCACTCTCCAACTCCCTATATTCAACCATCAGTACTCTGTATGGCGTAGGTTGTGTTATAAAACCTGACTCCCCTACATACTTGTGCATAGGCAAACGACAATATCCACGCTCGTCCAATAAGGGCTGTATTTTATTAGTGCGGGGGTTATTAAATATAGGTGTCACACTTAATGTTAATTCGCCTATATATTCAGTACCATACTGATCACTACAATAATCATTTATACCCACCACATTCATATCGGCAGGGTATTTAGATAGCATTTCGATTAGTTCGGATACTTTCATATAGCACTCTCCTTTGTTAGATCGTTGTTATCAATTTTACGATGGTATATCATAAGCACATTGTATATCTCCTTGTCGCTCTCTATTTCCCCTAATTCCTCTCTATAAGCAACGGATACATAGCCGTAGTCATCAATGAATACAGGTTTTATAGATAGTTCAACATCAACCACAGAGTCACCCATAGATGTATCGTTGTCATAATTAAAGACATTCATATCTTGGGGATACTTGGATAGTTGTTTGATCAGTTCGGATACTTTCATTATGCACTCTCCTTAGTGAGCATTAAGGCTCGGAAATGGTTGTCCCATAATTGGGTTCTTACAACGGCTCGTTTACCTGCCGTCATAGGGTTCTTGATGACTTGATCGCCTTTTACTAAGGCTCGTTTATAGGCACTCATTAAACACCGCCTTTCACGAGTAAAGCCTTGCCCTTATAGGCAGGTAGTCTTAGATTAAGCGTTTTATGGATCGTCTTGACGATTCCATATACGCTAGAGAGTCCGTGATGTTCACGAACATAGCGATAGAGAGCCTTCTTACCTGTAAGTGCGTAAGAGGTTCGGTAGTATTGCCCATCTCCTATGAGATAGGTGTAAAAGTGAGAGTGTTGCATAATGCAACCTTTCTGCCCTATTGGGCTATTGCCTAGTGGCGACATACCACTTGGGTTGGCTCGGTAGCCTTGCCAACGAAAACAAGACTATCAGGTCTGCTTTTTTTGTCAAACTGCTCACAAAGTGCTGAAAACAAAGGACTTAGCAGAAGTTTTTTCCAATATAAATATAGGGCAGTCTCTTTTATATTATTCCAAGAATATATCCCTTTGTATGCTTATAATTGTTATAATAATGTAAATATCTAAGTCTTTATATATTATATAGTTACAAACCGATTATAATAGTAATCCTGTAATGTAATGTGGGCTCAATATAAAATGTGTGATATCCCCTATATGGAAGGATACAATTCTATTAGACCCTACGCCCTTGCCAATATATTATATCCCTTGACATTAGCCAAGTCTAATCATATAAGCACTTACGGATATGGTGGCTTCATAACCCCATATTACCCTATGTCGCCCTATATAGGCATAAGTCTAATCATATCTGCGTTTAAGTGTGCCGATATCGTGCGTTTATGGAGGCCCTTATGTGTGTGAGTGATGACAGCCCCTACTACCCATAAAAAAAAGCCCCAAGCGGTTAGGCTCAGGGCTTCTCTTGGTTAGTCTTACTTAGTCGTTACCTCCTCTAGTTCCTTGATTGCTTTATGGTAGGCAACGAGTTCGATGAACTCATCTGCATTAATTTTTCTTGGAAACCTTTTCCAGTAATCCCAGGCTATATCGTAAGCGTCTTGGTGACTAACCTCACTATTCGCAAGTGCGTAGCCTACTGACTTCGCCATTGTATCGATCCTTACATCTTCGTTTACCATTGTATCTCCTTATTAGGAACGTTAAAAGATAGATGAGTGGGGGAGACGATCTCCCCCATCATCGCATTGCCTATCGCTTTACGAAGCGAGGCTTGTACTGACTAGCCGCCAACTCAATACCTAGCCTTAAGGTCTGAGTTAGTGTTGGTTTCAAGTGCTTGCGGATGATATTGATTTGCATTACTTTCTCCTTATTAGGATTGTTAAAAGATAGATGAATGGGGGGGACGATCCCCCCCACCACCTTGTTAGTTATCCCTTGAGGATAACGCTCAGGAACTCAGGCTTGACTACGTTTCCTGCAGTTACTGAGGCACCACCCGCTCCCTTAGAAGCAGTCTTGCAAGCGGTTTCAAAACGTTTACCGTCTTTCAAGTAATGCTCTGCGAAAACGTGGGATTTGTTGCAAGCCATCATCAGAATGGCTTTGACACCGTTCCCAAGGGTATCGGCAACGACTTCCTCGGTCGTTGTTTTGCTTGTTTTAGAGTCATAGATTGACACACTCAAGCCGTCTGCCTTGCCTTTGACAAGTAAGACGATTCCTTGCTTTGCCCAAGCAAGCGTGCCGTTCTTGGTCATAATTTTAACCAAGAGATTGGCAAGTTTGATAGGGTCTTTCGCCACAACAGGCTCTGCCTCCGCAGTTTCTGTCTTAGTTGTGACGGTGTTAGACTCAACGACTGCGAGGAAAGCAGTGAGATCGTTGATATCAACGGTTTGGGCAGTAACGACTGCCGAGGTTTGAGAAGAGTTCTTTCTTGGTGACATTTGAATGTCCTCCAATTGACTGCTGTTGCAGTCTGTTTTGTTGTATCGGTTTGACGAGATACATCATATGTTGTACTCGTTCCGACAAAATTAAGACTAGCAGACGTCCTTTTTTTGTCAACTCCCTAGCAAGTACGGGGCTACTAATAGTAGTGCATAGATATAACCCGTAGCCCGTAGAATAAGAGGGGGGGGGGTAAGGGACACGTAGGCAGCCCCCCCACACCCCCTGAAGCCTCCGTCTCTTTTTTACAGGAGTTTTTCAAATCACCTATTGACACTAGAAAGTTTGTTATGAAGTACTTTAGTGTAAACGGCGTTCCTTTAGAAAACGCTTATGAACCTAGAGCCTAGGAGAGGACACAATCTCCCCTTCTTACGGGGGAGATATGAACCCTTTCGCCTACGGCTTCGGACTAATGCTACCTAACTACTGATATGATTTAACTTATCAACACCCCTTGGTTGTACGGTCGGGTGGCTTGTTAGTATCTCTTACAACGGTGGCTTTAATGACCTAGCAGTGAGCCATTAAAGTTGTGGGGCGAACCCCTTTCTTTCTTCAAGTATTTTTCTTTTCTGTACAGAACTTTCCTATACTGCTCGTGGAGTCGTAACTCCTTCTCGGCGCTCTTTACAAATGAGGTATACCCCTGAGCCTTTCGACCCTGTAAAGCGAAGACCCCAAGATAAGCGAAAACTTATCTCAGCATCCCAAGTAATCTTACGAACGGTGCCTATTTGGTACTTGGTGGAAACCCCATCAAGGCGGCTCCATTAAAAGTGTAACATTACTTTGCTAAAAAAAAGATACGATAAAATAAAATAGTACTTGACAAAGGCTTTATGTCAGGGTTAAACCTAGTATTGTTAACACTTAAGGTCTTATGACAATTATTGCAGCCATCAAAGAAGTTGACAGAATCGTCTACGGTTCTGACACACGAGTAACCTTTGACAACGGCCCCGCCTATGATGTGGCGACCAAGTGGAGAAAACTAAGGGGCAAGAGCCCGAAGTTTCCTATCTACATTGGCTCGGCAGGATCCTCTCGTCTGGATAATTTGATAATGTCAAGCGCTAAAAATTTCGAGTCCGCTTTGAGTTGTTTTGAGATTGCAGACATATTAAAAAAAGCGATTGCGGCGGACGGATGGAAAGAAGAAAAAGAATCAGGGGGAGAACCTCAGTCTTATTCTTTGGAGATGCTTGTCATTTTTCAAAACCATCTCTACCGCATATCGAGTGATATGTCCGTAACCGATATACCCTCTTTTGAGTTTTGTGCCGTGGGAAGCGGGGAGCCCTATGCGTTAGGGGCCGCCCACAGCACGCCTACCAAGAACTCTAAGGAACGCATTAAGAAAGCCATTCAGGCCGCCATTAAGTACGACCCCAATTGCGGTGGTCGAATTCAAATTGGAATCATCGAACTTTAATCTAGGAGATTTATGTCGCAATGTCCCAAACCTAAACTTAGTTATAAACACGAAGTGATTCAGGGCAAACACCGAATCGTTATTCACGATAGTGATGGTGAGTTTTTATTTCACTCAATGGAAAATTCTTTTGAGTTGGCTCACGCTTCGGTTGAACCCATCTTGCATAGCCTGATTCAAAAAAATATAGAGTCGGGTGTTAAAGAATCTCTGCGACAAAAATTTAAACCTTCGACTAGAAAGATGGACGGGCTTTATACGATTCATCCTAGTGATTGGAAACGCATTACGGAGTATGATTTTACGAATGGAATGATTGGGATTATTACGCAAGCCGAATTGGGTCGTATTCGTGGCGTATCACGACAAGCCATTCATCAGTCGGTAAGTCGTGGAGATGTGGAAATCTTTGTGTGGCGTGATGAAAAATATATTCCCTTTGACACCATTGCGGTTAATCCAATGTTCTTTGAGAAGATTGGGCCTCCGATGGTGATTCACTATGCGGAAAGCGGTAAGCGAAAGAAACCCCGACGAAGATTTAAAAAGGACTCCGTATGATCATCAAAGACGATAACTGGGGGCGACTCAACCGTGAAGGGTTGGATGCCATCGAGGAATATGCAGAACACGCTCAAAGCCAATTGCCTGAAGAATTTGAATTGGATGTTGAAGAAGCCGCTGAACTCATCAAAGTTCAATCGCACTTACTGGTCTGTATTCGCACGCTGCTCTTGCACTGCGACGATAAGTACCGAAAGAAAGTTGAGCAAAGAATTAAAGAGAAAACAGAATCTACCCCTAAAAAATTTATTTCTTAACCCTTATTAATCTTTATAGGAGACGTATGAGTGAACCTCAATCACAAGAAGTATGGAAAGAAAAACCCAAAGCAGGTTTTGGCGTTGAGATGTCCGAGCAGCAATTTGAAAAGATGATGGGTCACCTTAATCATCTTACTTCTGAGACCGAAAGGCGAGAGGCGGCGGTAGCCAATTCTCTTAATGAACTTAAGCAGATTGAAGCCGTAAGAACGTATGCCTCCGTGGTTAGAGATATTACAACGAGTATACAAACGCTTTCTCAAATTGAAGGAACGGATAAGATTGTAGATCAATTAGTTAAATCCCTTTCTATTACTAATAATAATTTTCATTCGATGGGAGTGATGTCCATTGGCCAAAAAGCAGATCAGCAGGCATTATCCGTACAAACTGACGAACCAACAGTTAAGTAACCTTAGAAAAAAACAATATGCAGAAATCGCTTATCGAGATACCAAAAAACACGGTGCGGCCTTGAGCCAAGTTAACTCTTTTAAGGGTCAAATGGATCGCCTTAGACGAGATGCTCAGGCGGATACTTGGACGATCAATGGGGCTCACTACAATCGCCAAGATATTATCTATAAAGTGCTTGATTGGATTACTGAAGGTAACTCACTTAAGATGTTTTGTGAGCAAGTAGGGGCCCCTAGTATTGGTACGATTTACAAATGGTTCAAAAATCATCCTGAATTTGAGCGAGATTACCGATTAGCCGAGGAAGCCGCAGCCCACATTATGTCGGACAAGGCTCTTTTGGAGGTGGTTCACCTCACGGAACGAGAAGATGTGCCCGTGGTGAAGTTAAGATACGACGCTTTAACTCGTCGAGCCGCCCAAATGAGCCAAAAATTCCAAGATAAACAGGTTTTTAGGCAGGAAGAGGACATCAAATCCGTTTCAGATGATGAACTTAGGCGAAGAAGGGACGAACTCTTTACTAAAGTCAAAGAAGAACTCATCGATACAGGCTGGACACCCCCCGCACACGAGGTTGAAGTGCAACCTCTAGAAGAAAAGACCGAGGAAACCGATGAAAATGCCGAATAACCAACAAAAAAGGGGCCGTTTAGCCCCTTGTTTGCAAAACCAGTGCAACTTCAGTTATTCAACAACGGCTACATATCCCTCTGTGGGGTATGCAAATCCCTTGGAACCCTTACCTTGCTCGGTTTTAGCACTTTCTTGGGCAAATTCTGCTCGACCTGATTTTTTCATATCAGATTCGAAATTAACGTTTTTGGCCATTTTGTTCTCCATCGGTTATGAGTGCAAATCAAACCTAGTATCAGTATAACACCCCCAAGGAACCCATAATGAGCAGCCTAAACGAACTACAGCAACTAGAACAGGAACTTTTAAGGCGGGAAAGGGAAAATAAGTTAAAAAACTTTAAACCCTACGAGAAACAACTCTCTTTTATGAACGATGGTCATAAAATTGTGGCCCTATTTGGGGGTAATCAGTCGGGTAAAACCACGGTGGGGTCGGCTTTTGTGGCTTACCACCTTACGGGTGAGTACCCGCCTTGGTATAAGGGCATTAAGTTTGACCGACCTGTAACCGTCTGGGTGGCGGGCGAATCTTCTACTCGTGTGCGAGATACCCTGCAAGAAAAACTGTTTGGGCAATTGGGCGACTGGGGAACAGGCTTAATTCCCAAACAGGCTATTCTAGGAGACCCCATTCGCAAAGGGGGTATCCCTGGAGCCATTGATATTTGCAGGATTAAGCATAGATCAGGCGGTACAAGCGTTATTCAGTTCTTCTCTTACGATCAGGGCCGAGAGAAATTTCAAGGCTCTACTGTTGATTTAGTGTGGTGTGACGAGGAACCGCCCGAAGATATTTATAAAGAAGCCAAAATGAGGACGATTGCGGCCTCTGGATATGTTTTCCTTACCTTCACCCCCCTGAAGGGCGTAACGCCTCTCTGTGACGAAATAATGAGCAATTCCGATGATATGTACGGAGTTCACTTCCTGACTTGGGATGATGTTACTCATTTGTCCGAAGAAGATAAGAAATTACAAATTGCGGGCCTCAGTCCCCACGAAATAGAAAGCCGTAAGTTTGGAAGGCCGAGCATTGGTACGGGTAAGGTTTATCAATTTGATGAATCTGAATATGTGTTGTCCAATTTTTCTATTAGTCCGAAATGGAGAACGATTGCAGGACTGGATGTGGGTATCTCCCATCCTACCTGTGCGGTTAGGCTATCGATTGATGATGAGTCAGGCGTTGGCTATGTTCATCAAGAATACAAACAATCAGGAGAATCGTCTATTTATCACGCCTACAAACTAAGGGATTGGCCTTGCCGATTTGCCATTGACCCCAATTCTCGTCAGCGTTCTATTGCAAGCGGAGATTCTCCTTACAAAATGTTTCAAGATATTTTTGAAGAAGACCGACTCATTGTTGCAGACAATAGGGTCAATTACGGTATATCATTTATAAGAGCAAAAATAGCCTCTGAACAGTTGTTTATTTTTGAGTCTTGTGTGGAGACGTTGAAAGAGATGAGGCTATATAGATTCAAGGAAAACGGAGACATTTTAAAGAAAGATGATGACTTAATGGATGCGTTTAGATATTGCGTTACGGCTTGGGACAAAGCGGTATCAACTCCCGACTTGTATAAAAGCAATGAGGTAAAATATCAATGGAAGCCCCACAACAAAAAGATTGGTTACTAGGAGTTTATAAATGGTAATGGAATTTGGTAATATTGAGCAGGGTCAACCCTATTCAATGACCACAGGTATTGCTAAAGTTGTCCAAGATAAGTTTACTTGGTGCAAGAACTTACGCTTCTTGCAACAGGAAAAATGGCTTTCGTCAAAAATGAGTTTTGATGGAATTGACTATACGTCAGACGATGAAGTGAATAAGTCTGGACTGTTTCTAAACTTTACTCAGATGAAATCAATGGCGGCCTATGCACAGATTATGGCTACGATGGCGGGTGGTGATGATTACCCTTGGGACATCAAGCCCACGCCTGATCCTGATTTGGTATCGCTAGGATTTAAAAGTGTGGCTGAAGCAGAAAAAGCCAACATACCCGAAGATTTGCAAAACAGAATTCTTGCTTCCAATATTGCTTGCGATAATATGCGTGTAAAAATTGCTGACCAACTTAAACAAAACCATTGGTTGGAAAAGTTTTCTTCAGGCGTTCTTGATTTAGTTATTTTGGGAACGATGGTTGTTAAGGGCCCTTTCTCTGGCCAAAGGCAAAAAACAAAATGGGTTATGGTGGATGAGCAAGAATCACCCACAATTGCAACTAAGATCAAGGGTATGATTGGTATCAAAAGGGAAACTAAAAAAGTATTTAAACTGGTTTCTTCTAATGAAGATCCTCAACCAGAATTTGAAACGGTTTCTCCATTTGAGTTTTATCCTGATCCCTCTGCTTTTGATATTAAAGATTGTATGTGGGCGGTTCACCGCAGAGTACTTAACAAATCACAACTTATCGATTTAAACAAAGTTGATGGATTTCAACCTGAAGAAATTGAAAAGGTGCTTAATGCTTACCCTAAAGGAA